TCTGACGGAAACTTAAGCAACAAGACAGATGCTTACTTCGGCTTCCAGACGGCTCAGTCGGCTGGCAGTACTGTGTTTGACAAGTCTACAATTGACTTGCTTCGTCCACGTGGCGGAATAGTGGGCGATATGTTCGCTGCATCCTCTGGTACTAAGACCGAACGCTCCCTGCTGTTCACCCTCGATGACGTATCTGGTAGTGGTGTATGGGTTAGTGGCTCACACAACAAGGCAATCGGAAATTATCAAGGCGCCTCTCTTACTCGTGCCGACGGCGCCGTGAGTGGTGTGCTGGATGCTGGCTTCGACCGCTTTAGTGTTCCTCTCTATGGCGGCTTTGATGGTGTTAACATCGCAGAGATGGACCCCTTCAATAGCGCAGCCCGCGTTATCCCTAGCACCGCGACGGATCAAACCAGTTATGTGTTTAATACCTACCGACGCACCATTGACGCAATTTCGGACCCCGAGGTTATCGAGATGAATCTCGCAACGATCCCGGGTCTTCGCAATGAAGGATTAACCACGAATTTGGTTAATATGTGTGAAGATCGTGCCGACGCTCTGGCTATCATCGACCTTGCTGAGGGATTCGTCCCACGTGCGGAGTCCAATGCATCGTCAGCAACCCGTCGTCAGAATACCTCTTCTGAGATCAGGGCGACGGTTAATGCTATGCGCTCACGGGGACTCAATAGTTCCTACGGTTGCGCCTACTACCCATGGGTTCGTGGACGCGACGTCCTGAACGGAGCCTTCGTTTGGCTTCCGCCCTCTATCCCCGCTCTCGGAACCCTTTCGAGTTCCCAGCGTAAGACGCAGGTCTGGTTCGCACCAGCCGGGTTCAACCGCGGCGGACTGACAGAGGGTTCGGCAGGAATCCCGATTGTGGATGTGGCCCACCAGCTACGTCGCAAGGATCGTGACGATCTATACGCAGCGAATGTTAACCCCATTGCTAAGTTCCCCGCAGAAGGCATTGTAATCTTCGGTCAGAAGACCCTGCAGGTTACTCCTTCCGCTCTGGACCGTATTAACGTGCGCCGGCTCATGATCTTCGTGAAGAAGCGCATCTCGCAGATGGCAGCAAACCTTCTGTTTGATCCCAATGTTCAGGTGACATGGGACCGATTCACCTCTAAGGTTAATCCTTTCTTGCAGTCGGTTAAGACCAACTTTGGACTTTCGGACTTCAAGGTTATCTTGGACGACACCACCACCACCCCGGAACTGGTTGATCGTAACATCATGTATGCTAAGATCTTCCTGAAGCCCACCCGAGCTATTGAATTCATCGCGATTGACTTCAATATTACACGAACGGGGGCAGCCTTCGAAGATTAAAAAATAATGTGGGGGGAATGTTCCCCCCGCACTATATATTATAGAATCTAATAGGAGATTAAAGAACATGGCATTTTGGAACAACGCACTATCAGAGCCCCGCAGAGCACATAGGTTTTTGCTCAACTTACCACTTCTAACTGTGGACGGACAAGGTATTAACGTGCAATATCTTGCAAAGACGGTTACGAAGCCGGCTTACACGATTAGTGAAACCGAGCATAAGTTTCTTGGAAACACTTATTACTATCCTGGTGCCGTTACCTGGGACACAGTTAGCGCTACGCTAGTGAATGCCGTGGACCCCGATGGCAACAAGATGCTTTATCAAGCACTATATCGCAGCGGATACTTTGATCCCAATGATCAGGCAGCTTTCTTTGGAGCGGGCGGTGGCGACCCCGCCAGTCTGGGTATCGCCCCAGGCACGCCCAACAAGGCGTCGGCACTTAACGCTACCGGTGATGTTTTAATCCGAGAAATTGACGGTCAGGGCATCAGCATTGGCACCTGGAAATTGAATAACCCATGGCTTACAAACGCTAAATTTGGCGATCTCGACTATGGGTCGGAAGAATTACTTAATCTTGAGCTTACTTTCCGCTATGATTGGGCTACATATACGGGTGGCCGCCTGGAAGGTACCGTCGAAAGAGGCGCCATCGAGTCGGAAGAGAGCATCCTCGGGCGAAGCAGCCAATAAAGAGAGAAAGAAGGTGACATTTGTCAAAAAGAAGGAATAATCGTGAGCGAACGGGTGCTCCACAACAGGACGCCCCCGCTCCACCCCCACCAGTAGTAGAAAACAACACACAAGACATATTTTCATTCATAAACCCAACAGAGTTTGTGGATCTCCCCAGCAAGGGAGAGTTGTATGCAGAATCCCATCCCCTCTATGGGGTTGAGTCTTTAGAGATTCGTCATATGACAGCGAAAGAAGAAGATATTCTTACTTCCGAAGCTTTAATCAAAAAGGGAATTGCCCTTGACCGTGTGTTGGACTCATTAATTGTTGAAAAGAGCGTTAAAGCAGCCGACTTATTAATCGGTGACAAGAACGCCGTTCTTATTGCTGCCCGCATAACAGGCTTTGGTCCCGAATATAAGGTTTCCATCACCTGTCCCGGCTGCTCAACGACACAAGACGCTGAAGTAGACCTCAGCGAGATTGAGAACAAAGCAAGTGATGACGTCCAGGAGGGCGTTGGACGGTTGCCAAACGGGAATTATGAACTTACATTTTCTCAGTATGAGGGGCTAACGGTCGAAGTCCGGTTGTTAAGCGGCCGCGACGAACATGCTCTCATGAAGACACGCGAGAAGCGTAAAAAGCTAAAGCTGCCTGATGCGAACATTACCGACCAGCTTGCAGCAGTCATTGTGCGCATTAACGAAGTAACTGACCCAGCACTCCTTAAGAAATTTGTTGAACAGTGCCCCACCCGTATCTCACGCGACATCCGAAGCCGCTATGATCGCATCGTTCCCGATATTGATCTTTCGTTTGAGTTTGCCTGTGAGGGTTGCGACCACTTGGAGAAAGTGGGTATGCCGTTGACGGCACAGTTTTTTTGGCCTAAGTAGTGACTATCAAGAGGTGGTTTATGAGGAACTCTTTCTCTTAAAACATCATGGTGGCTGGTCAATCTTTGAAGCATACAACCTTCCAACTCAACTTCGTCGCTGGTTTGTTAAGAGACTGATTAAAGAGTTTGAAACTGAAAAGAAAGAGTCGGATAAGGCTATGGCAAAAGCTAAATCGTCATCTGGACGCAAAAGATAATTTTAAAGCCGCTCAGTTTTGAGCGGCTTTTGTCATATTTAACTATTTATTGTTGAGGTATACCTAATGGACAAACTTGTAATCGATTTAAATAACAAAGACCTCCAGGAATTCAAATCCACCCTAACTCCGTTTGCATCGAGTGTTCGGGGAATGCTGCTGGACTTATACTCTGTCGGCTATGACTTTCCCGTATCGCTCAGGGGAACACAGAGACAAATAGAAGCTTTCTTTAAAACTCTTAAGAATGAAAAGCGTTATATGGATTCATATATGAAGCATGGTCTCGGCGACCCTCGCACTATGGGGAATAAGTCTGATCTTGCGCGAGCCATCGCGGCTTTTGAAAAAGAAACCGGACTTCCCTGGCCGTTTAAAAACTAGGGGGATGATCGATGTCCGGAGCTAGTGATGCAAAAATTGATGCCCTTATAGGAAGCCTCGAAAAGCTCGTAAAGGCGATGAATAAGAAGTCCTCGTCAGAGTCCGGCGGCTCCGGCTCCGGTGGGGGCGTCTTCGGCGCTGGCATGGACAAAGAGGATGTCGCGGCGGAAAAGCAGAAGGTCGCCGATGAGCTCGCCCAGCATGATGCTCGCGTCGCGAACGGAGAGAGGATCGCCTCGCAGGAGAAGGCGCGGATCAAGATACTTCGGGAGCTGGACGAAGCCGGTAAGAATGTCAGCGACCCCGAACAATGGGATAGGCTCAGTACGACGTTCAGGGGGCTGGGTAACGAAATGGAAGCCGGCGCGTCTAAGGCAGAAGACTTAGTCCAATCCCTCATGCCTGTCGATGGGGCATTCAAATCCCTCGCGCAGAAGATTCCTCTTACCAAAAAAGAAATCGCTGGTTTTGCCGCCGGAATGGTCGATGTCTTCAAGAGCGGGAACCTCGCTAAGGGCGCCTTGTCAATGGTTTACAATGCCAGTCTCCAGGTCGCAGACGCCGGCTCGGCGTTTACCGAAGCCACCGGTCAGGCGGAGTCATACCTAAAAGTCATAGATGATGTGCAGGAATCGTATCAACATCTTGGCGTCGGCGGCATGGAAGCTGGTGCAGCTGCAACCGCTTTATATAAGAGTTTTAGTGATTTTACCACCTTAGGCGAAAGCAGCAAAGCCACCCTCGCTGGTCAGGCTGCAGTTCTAGAAAAGCTTAACGTTAGCGCCGCAAGCACCGGAGCGCTATTTGATACAGCGACCAAATCACTCGGTTTCAATGCCACAGAACTGGTAGGACTCACGCAAGACCTCAGCGACACTGCCCAAAGTTTAGGTAAAACCACTGAAGAAGTATTTGCAGATTTTGCATCTGTAAGTAAGCAGCTAGCTTTTTATGGTAAGGATGTGGTTGACGTATTTGAGCAGCTGGAGAAGCAGTCTAAGGCAACTGGGCTGACTGTTGACGAATTGGTAAACATTTCCGGTAATGCTTTTGACACATTTGATGGCGCTGCCACAAAGGTGGGCAAATTAAATGCTATTCTCGGCGGTCCATATCTTAATTCAATTGACATGCTCAACGCATCTGAGGCAGATCGTATTGACATGCTTAAGCAATCAATGGACATGGCAGGACAAACATTCTCAGAACTTTCGAAGTTCGAACAGTTGGCAATCGCAGATGCTATGGGAGTGGACGTTGATACTGCTCGCCGCATGTTTGGAAACCTTTCCGCCGCTGAAGAGTTGGAGATCGAGAACCAGAAAAAGATTGCCGAAGTCGCGGCAAAAAGCATGAAACAACTGGACAAACTTAAGAATGCTTTTCTGTCTGTGTTTAATGCTCTAGAACCCTTGACATCACTGATCATCTTGG